GTTCAAAAATTGTTAAAGATGAATATGTTGTTCAGACAATGAGATATTTAGAACTTTTAAAGGAAGTAAAAAAAAGTGGAAATAAAAAACAGAAAGTCATTTAATCAATTAATCAAATCTTTAGCTGAAGAAATAGTTGAAGAAGAAGATTTAGAGGAAATAACTACTACTGGAAATGTAGATGGTTATTCGACACCTTTTGCTTTTACTGGTAAAAAGGGTAAAGCTAAAAAAAAACAAATTTCCACAAATAGTACTGGATATGATATAGTAAATGAAGCTTTAGATGAAAAAGATTTAAACAAAATTAAAAAAATAATTAGAATAGTTGTAGCAGATGTCTTTAGAGATATTTGGTTAAAACGAAATTCATGGAAATAGGAGAAATATAAATGGCTCACACAGTAACAGCGTCATATGGATCTTCGTATCAAGCAGATCCAAACGACCCAACTAAACAAATACCAAATGCTTTACCTGATAATGCTTATGACAGAGCAGCGAAACCTGCAATGAATACACTTACAAAAACTCCAAATGCAGTTATGGTTGGAGCTTCAAATGGCACAATTGGATTTTTCTTTGGTAGTTCAGCTTCTTTTGCAGCTAAAGCAACGACTGAAGGTGGAGCAACATTAACGGGTTCTGCACATTATGAATCTTTTGGAACTCCAAATGAAGGAACTGTTCTTAATATTCACCCAATGGCTTGGAG